CAGCCGGAATAGTATCTGTCGCCCATATTTCAGCGTGAATTATGCGGTCAAGCGGCAAACCCAACTTCTTTATCACACCTAGACACGCAAGACTGTCCTTGCCATAACTCAGCGACAATATGTGTTCCATAATTCTATCCCTCTAAATAATATTTCTCTATTCATCTTTCAATGCCCCTTCAACTTTGTCAGCATACCGCCATTTACATTCATGATTCATTTTACATCCACCGTCTGAATAACTCTTGCAAAATTTGCAATTTTCAGGTTCGCTAATGTCATCATGCTTATAATATTCTGAATCGCATGCATTAAATAGTCTCTTGGCATCTTTTGCGGTCAATCTGAGCAATTCTTTCAAAATAGCGTTTTGTTCTTGTAATTTTACAATTTGTTCCGGTGTCAAACCTGTGTCTTCATATTCATACAATCGTTCTACAATAGCCGTACATTCAAATTCACCATGGTTATAGCGTTCCTGTTTAATAGCTGTTTCTAAATTTTTACCGCATTTTCCATGTGGATATCCATTAATACTACATGTCAATTTTTCCATACCATTTCTCCCTCTATAGTTACGTACATAATCTTTGTGTTTATCGTCTTCATATGGATTGAATAAATTTAAAATATATCTAATTATTTTTTAATCATTTTTATTCACCAATGTTAATATTCTTCCAGCAACAACGTAAATAAATTTAGTTCATTGTTTTCGATCCATGTGACCGCAAGAAAATTGCTGTCATATGCACTATTGCTATATCCGCTTACATTTTCAATTTTAAAATCAACCTTTTCAACCGTTAAATATTCTTCGATTTCTTCTTTCATTTCAAATTCATTTTCTTCATTATCATAACGAAAACTGTTATAACATTCATCGGTTTCATTGTAATATTTGTTTACTATTTTATTGATTTTTTCTCTAATCATTTTGTTCCTCCATTTTCGCCCCGCAGTTGGGGCAGTAATCAGGTGCAATGGTGAATGCTCTATTAGGTGTTTCTCCGTGACACACGCCGCAAACAAAATAGTAGTCCCATATATCTCCTCCAGAGAGCCGCATCTCCGTCCACTTTCCGCACTTCACGGGCTCAGCTTCGATTGTTGGCATCTCGTCGATGACCATTTCCATAACCGTTATAGCCACGTCAATCGCCTTAATATCATAAGCAAACACGGAATCAGGCTCATCATTTTCAGCAAAACCTTCACGGTCACGCTTTAAGTCATTTAATTGTTCTATGGCTTCTTTAACCGTCATTTTTATCTCGTTCATGGGTTCCTCCTTTTAATTTTTTCTTCTGCCTTTGGGAAAAACTTGCGTCACCCGTCATAATACCTATTACCTCGCACGCCAATACGGCGATATCTTCCGCATTGTCTGATTTTTCAATATCATTAATCAGCGTTCCTGCCTTGCGGATATTATCCTGATACGATTTGTATATCGAACACCATTGTTCATAAGCCGCTTCAAATTCCGTACATTTACCTATTATCTGCTGCTTTTCAGCTTTGGCGTCATTTTTTGAAATCTCGCCTTTTTTGTAATATCTGTATAACGACCTCAACGTTATATAAAAACACGTTTCCGGCATTGTCAGGTACTTAGGCGGCGGAATGTTTTTAGCAGCAGAAAGTTCTATTTCCTTTGTCCGCATAAATACTCCTCCAACGATTTAACGGCTTCTTCCCAACCATGACAAACAACGCATTTATTACCTTGTTCCTGCAATTCAGTGATCCACCAATTTTGGTTATCCGAGACTTTCCCCTTTTCGGCTTTCAGCTCTATGTAAAGACTGAGATATTCGCCCCGCGCAACGGGAAGATGTAAGTCGGGAACACCTGATTTAACACCCTGTAATTTTAGCTGTCTGCCCTGAATCTGAGAACATTTACGCTCGTTAGGAATGTGATACAGTAATTTCAGTTCCGGATATTTACGCCGTATACCAGGCTGCTGAGTCCATTTGATCACATTTATCTGATGCTGTGCTTCTGTCATAAAAATCAACCTCCCATTACTCTGTTTAATATCTGAGACGCTTGTAATTTAGTAAGACTGTCAAAGTCAATCTCCTCATTCCTGCATTTTCTTTTTATCAGATTTATTTGCTTGTCCGACGCAGGATAACGTCCCCAACGCTTGGCTTTTTCAAGATTCCAGATATATTCACTGTCGGAATAATTTTCATTTAATTCTGTGTACACCGTATCAATTGCACTTTGCATATCAGTTCGGCTGCCATTATAGATCACGTTTCCTAGTTTGTCCGGGCAAGGTATAATCAGCTTTTTTCTATCAGGAAGATTACATATCAAACGTCCGTCCGGCATCTGGAAGAAATTAATATCATGTAAATTATACTGCTGTTCCCGTGCCCACAGATTTACAATTTCAATATTTCTTATCCAGCTGGACGGTGTATCTGCCGCACGTTCAATTTTTTCAGGCAGTTCGAATAAATCTCCCTCAAGCTTATCCTGCTGTTCTTTTGAAATATTACTGATATCTATTCCTAACAATGACGGTGCTGTGCAAAGGGAACGTTTTCCTGTAATTCCAACGCAATCGATCAGCGTTAATTTTTCCTTATCCGGATGAAGTCTTAAACCCCGTCCCACCATCTGAGTATATAAGCTGTCCGACTGAGTAGGACGCGCTATAATTACCGTTTCAACAAGCGGGATATCTGTTCCCTCGGTAAAAACCATACAGTTTATAAGACAAGGGATTTTTCTTTCGGTAAACGCATTAATGATATTCTCACGATTTTTTGTTTTTCCGGTAATAACGACCGAATCGGGGATTTTTTCAGCAATTGATTCAGCATGACTTACGCTTGCGGCAAATATCAGCGTTGCGCCTTTTGCCATATCCCTGTAAGCCTCTGCAATTGCGTCCTCCGTACCGCTCATGGCTTCTGATAATTCTCCCGGCGCATAATCTCCGCATCGTGTATGAACAGCCGACAAATCGTAACCGATATCAATTCTTTTGCAGTTGATATCACAAAGATACCCGTTTTTTATTCCCCACTTTAAATCACGTTTGAATATAATTTCTTCATATATATCGTCTAGTCTTGCCTTATCCGCTCTGTTAGGTGTAGCGGTAAAACCTATAATCTGACGTGGTGTAAAATACTCCAGTACTTTTCTGTAAGTCCGTGCAGCCGAATGATGCGCTTCGTCAACAATAATTGCGTCAAATTCATCATGTTTAAAATTGTCAAGTCTGTGAACAATACTTTGTACGCTGGCAGATATTACTTCTTCTTTGTGCGAACGCTGCGACGCCATTTCAATGCCCGTTGTGCAATTAAAATATTTTAACGGCTGACGCACCAATTCTTCACGATGCGAAAGTATAAGCATACGTCCCTGACGTCTGATATTTGCAAATGTAACGGTTTTTCCTAGTCCGGTAGCCATTTGTACAAGGTAACGTCCCTGACCTTTATTGTCAAGAATATCAATACATTCAATCTGATAATCTCTTAATTGTATCACAACTTTTTATCACTCCTTTATGTGGCATATGTGGCGTACTGTGGCTTTGCTGTTCCACAAATTCAATCACGTATCTATGTAGTTTATAACGTGTTGTGGCACTGTGGCACAAAATCGCGCATTGTTTCGTCAGAAAAACTTTTTATTATTGAAACGGGGAAATTATAATATATTTTAATATATATCTTATATATAGGGGGAAAATGTGCCACAGTGCCACACGCTCCGCAAACCTCGTAAATACGCCGTTTCTTGATAGACACTTTTGCCACAGACAATGCCACAAACAGTGCCACATTATAATAGATCTTCATAATCTTCAATATTTATTTCGTCTTCACCCACCGGAAGTTTCATTACAACGCATTCCACATTAACGCCGTTAATTCTCTTGCCACGGGTAAATCTGCGCCCTCTTGTCAAAATCAATCCGTTAGTTTTAAGCCACGAAAGCAACGCCCTGTCGTCAAATCCTGCGTCCTTGACGGCCTTGCGGAAAACCGCTCCGTTTATGTACGCCCAATTGTCAAGAATAACACCGTATACATCCGAATTTTCATTGTCAGCTCGGAATTTGTTGGAATTCATTGCGACCCAGTCGCACATATAACTATAACCTCGTTCTCCGGCTGAAACAGACGCTTTGCTTTTCAAGAATTCTGATATCTGACTGACCGTCAGATGTTTTTCGGTTTTAAAAACAAACCTGTCTGCAAGCTCGTCCGCTGTAAGCAGCATTGCCGCCGCCATTGCCTGTTTTTCAGTCGTACTTCCGGAGGATAGCTCCTTGTAATATTTGCTGTACAACTCCTTGGCTTCGGCTATAACATCATCGTTGAGACTTTCAATAAAAATTCTTCCTGCATGACCGTAATTCATTTTAATGCTTTGAGTAACTTCCATGCCGTTTTTTATTACGGCGTCCTTTGCTTTACACTCAATGTCAATTACACGGTTTACCGCTCCTGCGCCCGAATTATCGGACGTTAACGGCGATTCTCCTGTAGTCAGTATGCATAGATCCCATACGGGGGTCTTATCTATTCCTCCCGATTTTGTACCTCTTGTACGTCCTACTCCCTGAGACAGCTGATATACGTCAAATTTACTTCTGCCGTGACTGTCCTTGGACAATTGCAGCTCGTCTATACACATCGGTATATTGTTTAAAAATGCCGCTGTTTTTTCGTGCCCTACTTGTGTTGCGTTAAACGTCTGGACGTACTGTCCGATTGCAGGATTTCCCCACACCGACGCCGCAAGCATAAGCGCAACAGTTTTACCTGTTCCGGATTCTACTCCCCACAAATGAACAAAAAAGCACAGTCCTCCGATTTTTTTTATCAGTGCGCTTGCAAAGCTTGCCGCAAGCATTATCTGCGCTGTTATATTAGCGTATCGACATTTGATTGCGGTTTCTCTCCATTTTGCAAAATCTCCGTGTTCCTTGATCGCATTATAAATAGTACTGTAATTTGCGTCTCCGTCAAAAACAAGTCCGTCAACATAAGGTGAAAAATTTCTTCCGTCTCCTATGTAACCAAGTCTTGATACACTTTCACGTTCCGGCAAAGAATCGTAATTCAGCGCTTCAATACTGCATAAATATTCCGACAAAAGCTTTGCACTTTTTGAAGTGACTGACACTCCTACCGCCGCTAACTGGATTACTTTTGAAGCGTCAAACAGCTCTTTTTTGCCTATTATGATCTCACGCCAATATTTGCCCTTGAAGTACGCTATTTTAAGCTTTTCTTCACCCGTATCAATATTCACGAGACGTTCTGTCGGCATGATCGGATGCAGACACGCAACTTCATGGTTGCTCATAGTGGTTTTTGAAACACCCTCGGCGTCGCAGTCCCATTCTCCGGCTTCCAGCTCTATGGGCTGCATCGGAAAATCCGTTGGGTGCGATAGGCTTATATTGGGTTTTACTTTTATTAATCGCAGAGATTTTTCATAATTGTTATATGCCTTCTTGAAACTTGTAAAACCTACCTTTTTAGCTTTTATTGCTGCACTTTCCAGCTGAACCGTTTTCTCAAAAGGGTCTGTATATCTGCTTATTTCCTCATACGGCGCTGTAGTCGAATAATCTTCCAGACAATAATCATAAGACATATCAATTTGATTCTGTGCAAGATATTCGCAGTTGCTTGCTTTAAAATCAAATAATATACGGTCAAATATTTTCAGCATTTCACTTTTTGCCGCTTTTTCACGCAGTTTACTTAACGTTTGTTTTCTTTCTTCATTATTTTCGTCAAAATAAGCAATATGTTCAATTATGCCTTTTATAGATTCGATTTCAGCTTCTTCAAAATTAACGGCGTCTATTTGTTCCTGTGTTATATTAACACCCCCTCACTAATGGACAGATTCACTGCTGATTTTGCATTAAAATATGCAATTAACTTTATTTTGTAATCAAATTGTAACTTAAAACGGTACGTCTCCATCATCCAGGATTTCTTCATAGTCGGATAAATCGCCGAGCGATTCGTTTGCAGGATCCGGTACAATTGTTTCAGGCTTTGGAACACTTTTGACTATTGATACAAATTCGCAAACCAGATTTTTATATTCTCTGCCGTCGTTTCCTTGATTTATTTCAATTTTACCGACACAAAGAACAGTATCACCTTTTTTTATTGCAGCAGCACATCTAGCCAAATTGTGCCATGCCTGACAGTTTGTCCATATTGCCTCCTTTTCATCGCCGTTTTTCTTTTCGCCTACTTTTACACTCCAGCGACAAAGGCTGGACTTTTTTTCTCCAACGGTCTTAAGTTCAGCATCTCTGGGAACGTAACCGCTGATAATGAAACTACCGTCTTGTAATTTACTGTACATTTATTTGTTCTCCTTTGCTTTTTTATAACAACTATAACACATGCCACCACAGCCATCATATACTTCTTTTGGTGTAATGGTTCTTACAGTTGTACCGTCAGTTGACTTCTGACTTTTTACTTCATTGCCGCATTTAGGACAAATTATTTTTTCAGCACTTTCTTCTTTGTATTCGTTTGTATCTGCGTCCTTGGTATCATCAATATTAAACAGTCCGTTTAATGCATATTTTCTTGCATAGCTTGACGCTGTTCCGGTTATTTGTGAATCGTCCATACCCTTTTTAGTCAACGCTTCACGAGCACTCGCCGTACTGCATAACATTGCATTACTTTCCATATCAAACAGTGTTACTGTTGCTTCAACATAGTATCTTTCGTTTAAGTTAATAATTTTGTCTGAAATATTAAGTACAACGCTATATTTCTGACATAGCGGTTTAGCAGCTTCGAGTATATCTTCGCAACTGCGGTAATTATATCTACCAAAGGCGTTATACTGATTCTTAGGCGCTTTAAGTTCAGCTTGTATAGCCGACACTCTTTTAAAAAAACTGTCCATTTTACTCTTCCTTTCTTGCCGCCTCATTAAATGGACAAATACGTCCCGTAAACTTTTGAGGATATGGCGTTACCTCTTTTGTTATTAAACACAATCCACTGTTTCGATTGAAAAAATCGCATTGAAAACAGCTAATATCCTTATTACCTTTCCAGTCTACCGGAAAGAAATTTCTTATTTTTCCTTCTGCTTCAATGTATTCCTTTACGCCATCTGAAAAATCAGCCATACTATTTTTCCTCCCTTTCCAAATCTCTCATTAAATCAATATCGGGTTCCGGCTTGTCCGGATTTTTATAACAGGTTCTGCATGCTTCAATATCACACTCGCAAGGACTGTCATAATCGTAAATGCAGCTCATCTTATAACTCCTTTTCTCTTTAACACTTTATATGATTCGTCTGTCAAATGTACTTTTATAATTTTTTCACCGATACCGTCATTTACAAACTGTTCCGCATCGTCCTTATTTTCGTAAAAAATCGAACTGTATATGACGTCATTAAAATATGCTATTCCATATACTGTATGGGTTTTCCCTCTGTACATTTTAATTTCTCCTTACATTTCTTCAAATTCTTGTTCAAGTTCCTGTAACTTTGATTTATAGTGGTCCTCAATTAATGC